TCAGAGGTGAAGTCGCTATGATTGTCTCGTTCAAGGACTACGAGCTGGTTCCGCGGTACGACGATCAACCGTGGACTAAGGTGAGAATCCAAGAATCCAACTCCGAGACAGGGCCATGGACTCAAATCGACGAGCAGGACATTGTTCCTCTTGCCCTAGATCCTGGTGATCCCGAGCCTATCTTCTTCACAACAGACAACGCTACTCTCAATGTTGGCGTAGGTTGGTATCGTGTTGATCTTGTGGACGCTACCGGGAACGTCGTCCAGACCGATCCTGTGTTCAATGCTGCGCCCATCGAGATCATGTGTACTCTCGATGATGTCAATGCACATCTCGACGGTGAGGTAATTGAGGCCGATGCTGACAACACCGATTTGATTCAAGTGTCGGTCGCGCGGATCATTCGAGGCTATCTCAGTTCGGTCGTGGATCAGACTACATTGATGTCGTGGAGTACTCCCGATGTTACGCCTGACATCATTCGTGAGATCGCCTCAATGCTCATCGCTGCTCAGCTTTATTTCGCACAATCAGCGAGAACGTCGCTGCTCATCGAGGACACGAATTTCGCGCAAAGGCTGTATGACCAGGCTATTGCCTTGTTGCAGCGAATCGTGACGGGTGAGATCATTATTGGTACTGGCGGTGGTGGAGGAACAGTCGAAGATCCTGTAGCTGCTCTTACGGATTCAGATTATTTTCCGGTAGATGCAACAGACAGAGCTTTCACCGTGGGGATGGAGTTGTAAATGGAAGTCAGGATTCTCGATTACGGGACACCAACCATTCTAGCTGAGAATCTAGCGGGAGCTGAGGCTAGAGCAATTGATATGCGTCCTGTGGGCGAAGAGATTGCCACGGATATGCTCCGAATCGAGAAGATGGTGTTTCAACGGAGTGGCGCGAGGGGTGGAAGCAGGTGGAAATCTCTTGCAGAATCCACCATCAGGAAGAAAGGGAGCACAAAGATCCTCCGTGATACTTATGATCTAATGAGAAGTGTTTCGGAACGTGGTGCTGCACATCAGATCCTTAAGGTGGATAAAAACAGCGTTGAACTCGGTACCGATAGACCATGGGCCTTTGTCCATCAATACGGATCAAAGGGATTCTCGAAAACTCCTGCTCGTCCTTTCATGCGGCTTCTGCCACAGGACGAGATTCGCTGGCGTGGGATGATTCTCGATTATCTCACAGAAACTCTTAAGAGGCCCACGATATGAGTACAGCCGTAGTTGATCCGATTTTCCAGCAGATCCTCGTAGCCTCGCAGATAGAGGAAGCTGTGATACATACGCTGCAAATGTGGTTTCCAACGTACATCGCCGAAGTAGCGCGACAGTTGGGTATCTCCCATAACAGCCTACCGCAGCCTCAGAACTACACGAATAGAAACAGCTTTGACACCGAGAAGGGGGAAAAGGTGCCAAAGATCGTAGTTCTGGCTCCAGGGCTTATGGGCGCTCCGATGCAACAGGGTGGAGGTACATACGCAGCAACTTGGCGATTGGGAGTTGGAGTAGCCGCTTCTGGGAAAGATGAGCAATCAGCAAATCTCAGAGTGAAATCTTACGCAGCGATGGCGAGAGCTATTCTTCTACAACAACAGAATCTCGATAACCTCCTGCCTGGTCTAATTCAGATCACTTGGCTGGACGAGTCGTATGAGGACATTCCCATTGACAACCAGCATCAACTGTTCAAGGGAGCGAGTCTCTGGTTTGCTGTAGATGTGGAGAATGTCGTGAATAGGTGGGCTGGCCCAGATGTTCCGTCTACCCGCCCGTCGCCTTATCACACCGCTGATGAGGTAATCATCGACATCAAGAAGGAGGGAATTAGTGGCAACTAGTATCAAAGGCCCCAAAACAACAACCAAGTACAGATGGGTGGGTTGGCATGCTCAGGAGTTCGTGTTGGCAACTGGTGCTCGCCCATGGGTAGAGCCTGGTGGATTCATCGATATGGATGACACGGACTACAACAACGAACAAAACACCATTTTGCATGACAGACTGTTGGACACAACTGCTCCGGCAGCACAAGAAGAACCAACGACTGAGGAGGTTAGAGAGGAGGTTAAGACGTAATGCCTGGTAGACCTGGTGTAGTTGTCAGTACGCTGGAACTCGCAACACCAGTCGCAGTTTCAGTAGATACTGGTACGTGGTTCGTAGCAGGCACCACAGATAGAGGGCCGTCAAATGCGGCGGTTCTGATCCAGAGTATGGATCAGTTCACTACGCTGTTTGGCGCACGTCAGTCGTACAGCATCCTCTACGATGCTCTGGAGACTTTCCTTCGTGAAGGTGGTCAGAGAGCGTATATCGCACGTGTAGTTGGCCCCGCTGCAACATCGGGATTCAAAAACCTCAACGATGCTGGTGCTGCTGTTTCTCTCGTAGCTACAGCAATCGGGCCTGGTGCGTGGTCAGCCAACTACAAGGTTGGTGTCGTAGCTGGTGTAGCTGGTGGTTCTTACCAGATTCAGGTGACTGACGCATCCAATGCGATTCTCGAACAATCGGGTGATTTGTTGGATCAGGGTAGTGCAGTTGCTTGGAGTCAGTACAGCAGTTACATCAGAATCACTGTTGGTGCGAGCGCCAACATTCCAGCAGTTGCCGCGCCTGCTGCAATGTCTGCTGGTAACGATCAAAGAGCGTCTATCACTGATACTGAGTGGGCGAATGCTCTCGCGCTGTTTGCTCCTGGTCTTGGGCCTGGTCAGGTTTCCGAGCCTGGTAGAACTACCGCAGTTGCACACGGTCAGCTCAAAACTCACGCAGAGGCAAACAACAGAGTTTACCTAGCTGACCTTCCTGACTCAGCTACGGTGGCTACGCTTCAATCGAGTGCAGCCGATTCTGTGAGTAGATTCGGTGCCGCATTTGCTCCGTGGGTTGTCATTCCTGGCATCACTGTGGGAACAGTCAGGACTGTCCCGCCCTCTGCGTTTATCGCAGGAATGTGTGCTCGCAATGATCCACCGCTTGGTGCAAATACTCCGAGTGCTGGTAGCAACGGCCAGTCTCTCTACGTCATGGACATTTCGCAGCCTGACTGGAGTGATACCAACAGAACCACACTCAACACAAGTGGAGTGAACGTCATTCGTCGTCTGTTTGGCGGAATCCGCAACTACGGTTGGCGTTCACTGACAAATGCGACAAGCGATCCTTCGTGGATCGACTTCGCAAACGGCAGACTCTATATGGATCTGTCGGCTGAGTTGAATTTGGTCGGTGAGAACTTCGTGTTTGCTGTGATCGATGGTCAGAACGGACATACGATTAGCGAATTCCACGATGCTCTCGCTGCCGATCTCATGGGTCACTTCAATGCTGGCGAGCTTTTCGGTACAACACCGGAGGAAGCCTTTGCTGTCGATACTGGCCCTGCTGTGAATACTCTCCAGACGATTGCCAACAACGAGCTTCACGCTGTTGTGCGTGTGAAGATGGCTCCGATGGCAGAGTACGTGGTTATCCAGATCGTCAAGCGCATGGTGACTCAGACACTTTAAGGAGGTGACTAACTAAACATGGCAGCGCCACAAAAGCCGCCTCGTACTCATGGCACTCGTCAGGATATGTTCGTTGTTCGGCTCACTGTCGAAGGAAATTCGTTCGGCATTTGGGACAAGAAAACGGGTGGCGAACTGGATTCCGACGAAGTGAAGTATTACCCAGGTGGCATGAATTTGCCCGTAACTCTGGGTGGCAAGGTAACACCAGGAAACCTCACACTCCAGCGGCTTTACGATCGTTTGGATGACCACGATCGTATCAACGATCTGTTCAATGCCGTTGGTAGGGGCAAGGTGTCAGTCTCTCAACGTCCAATGGACTTGAATGGTGATGGGTATGGCAAGCCTGTCATCTGGACTGGCAAGCTCAAGAGAGTTCTTGTTCCTGATGTGGACTCAGAATCCACAACTGCCGCGATGGTCGAAGTGGAAATCACAGTAGACGGAATTCCATCGTCTGCGTGATGCTCAGGTTGATCTTCATACTAGGAGCCGTCGTAAGCTTCTTCGTAGCTTTGATGCTCGCTCTGGACGCATGGAATGGAAACTACGAAGCTTGGATAAGTGGAGGATTCCTCGCACTTGCCTTGAGTTT